CCACCAATATAAGAAATCCAAACAAATCCGTTTAAATCAATAATAACTAGGTCATACTTGATGGTTTGACCTTTTTTGTATTGAGCTACAATTTCGCCTGATGTATTTGGTGCTCTGCGGACATTGATTGCATCAACGGTAACGGTCATCATTCCGCTTTCAGCATATTGACGGGCTACTCCATTCGGAACTGCACTTCGGACTTCTCCGACGCTTCCTGGGGGTGTGATGTAATGCGCTACGTTTTGCTTGTATGCTGAGGCACTGTAATAGTTACGCGCCGGATAACGCTTGCCGCCATAATTCTGCTCAAGTATAGTCAACTGATCCCCATTGACCGCCTCTACAATTACAACGTGGCCATAGATGTTGTCTGCTGTTGGTTTCGTAGTGACAATTTGACCGACTTGGAATAATCCAGAAGTGGACACATTCCAACCATTTGCGGACCAGTTATAAGATGTGCCAATATTGGCAGCTTTGATAGTATCACCTATAGCACCACTGACATAGCCAACGCCTGCACCTAATCCGACTGTCGCGTCTGGACTAATTATTCGCTCATAGTAGCTGGCAAGAGCGTAACATTCACCATTTCCGATAGGCTGACCAGAACCAACTAAGGCTCTGACATTATTTAGGGCTTCGTTTACTGTCGCCATTATTTCTCCTCCTTGTCAAATATTTCTAAAAACGGGCTAAACATTAAAGCAATACAGCTCGCAGGTAGCAATAACATCATTACAAGCAATCGCTTTATCACTCTCATGCTCTGCCTCCTATTTTTTGTGGCTCACTATAACCAAGCGCTCGCTCGCTATCTGCTATTCCAGCTGTTGTAGGGTCATTGATAATGCCCAGTAAAACTAGAATAATCAAGAATGTATTCAGACCAGCTTGAATATTTTCTGCAACAGGTAGACCAAACTGCTGTAACATTAGAAAAATAGCTGCAAGAAGAGCTGATAATGTTGCTTTATTTTGTAATCGTAATTTTAAGTTAATCATCTAATTTTCCTTTCTTGTTAAACTTTTAACATCGTGTCGTACTTCTTCTAATGTCATAGATAAATGCTTGACTTGTTCAACGATTGCGTACATTGCACGATACTGCTCATCGTGTCCGTCCAAACGTGTAGCATTGTGAGTGGATTTCTTTTCTGCATTTTCTACTTTCATTTCGAGAACTGTCATTCGATGCTCTGCTTCTTTGATTTTTCCTTTATTAGTAACATACATTCCTAAAACAGGAATAGCTGTACTGACTAGCCATAGTAAAAACTCAGCTTTTATACTTTCAAGCATAGAATCTCCTACTCTTTTTCTTTCGTCAACTCTGCCAATAGCTCATCGTCTTCTACCATTTTCGCAAGGTAATTTTTGATACGCTGTTTGATTTTATCTGAAAACGGCAATTCAGAAAATTTAATAGTGCCTTCCATAATTTCGATTGCGTATAATTTAATCAACATAGTTTCCTCATTTCTATTTAACAATAATAAAATAAGGCTATTCTTCATCGAATAAGCCCAGTTCTTCCATTTCTTCATCCGTTAGCACTCCCTTTTCGTACAGCTTCATCATAACTTTTAAGAATGCTCCCCTAGACGTTTCCGAGAGTTCCTTGACCTCTTGGGCAACTGCATTAACCTTATCAACCGCATCATCTACGTGCGCTATCTTCTCTCCCATTGTGTTGAATTTCTCATTTTCAGCACGCTGTGGAAAATTTTCCTGATAAATAACCTCTAGAGCCAATTCTAATAACTCTGTATTGGATAGTTCGATTTTATCAGGAGATAAAAAAATAGGCACGCTAGCGCCATCTGGATTGATTAACACGACCTTGGTGGCGGACGCTGTTCCACTAGCGTCATATTCTTGTGATTTTGAACCATATTCTAATTTCATGTGGTTTCCCTTTCCATTTTTATCCAATTCTGCGCCAACGATACACCGTTACACCGTCGATATTGGTATTGCTCATTTTTTGCCAATTCCGCCCCATGTGTGTGGTGGGATTCGTGGAATCTGTAGAGTGGAAAATCGTGCCAACAGGATAAAAGTTATCAATTCCGACTGCCGCAAAATCTCCCCAAACCCCTGTTTGATAGTCACGATAACGACCAAAAGAACGTCTGCAATCATGAGCGGTCCAAATCTGTACCGCTTCCTTATCGCTTGTGTAGTAGGTTTTTACCAAACCAAAAGTGCTGATGTACGACATAAATTTTTTAATCAAACCCCAGCCAAAACTCGTCTCTCTCACATCATCCAAAACCTGCCGACCAATAAGACCTGTTTCTGGGTTTCCAGTTGTTAAGGCGTGTTGCTGAATTGATTTGTTGTTGGCAAAAATCGAACCACTAACATCTAGCGCTCCGCGTTCCCTAATCTTATTAACTCCCACACCATAGCGGTCGTAGGAAAAAACTACGCTTTCCGTGGCTACATTCACTGCAAACTCTGTCCGTGTGAACTTATCTTCAAGAATGCCAATAACAACAAATGATTGATTTGCAGCATAGGTTCCTGATAAGTTCGCCTGTGAGTTTATTAAACTAGATAGGCTGGTCCACGATCCAGCTGCTGCTCCATTGTCTGCTGTATAGGCTGTTGTCCCTATTCTCGCAACTTTGAAAGAAAGTGCCATAGTATTCTTTTGAACTCCCCCAACGGTTAGAGGGGCTACTCTAGCGTTTCGTGTCACAGTTAGCGTGCTAGAAGTCGAACCTGTACGAGCAATGCTAAAACTTAAAGAAGGTGCAAAATATTCAAGTACCGTAACAGCTACAGATTTAGTATCAGACCAGCGACCACGACTGTCGCAAACGGTAGCCCTGACTGTTATAGAACCACTGTAGTTCATAACGCCTAAAGTACCACCATTCATATTGGTTGTTTGGTTCTTTCCGACTATCTCAGCTTTGTATCCTGTGATAGTTGATCCGTAGGAACCCGTACCACCGTTAAACATGACCTTAATATTGGAAATAATCTGAATAAAAGTATTACCCGATATTAGGTTTTGGGCTGCTGTATTAAAATCTGACAATGAAACACCAGAAAACGTTGGTTTCATACTAGCTGGGACGCTAGCAGTGAACGTAGTTGACTGCGTTCCTGTCTTCGTGCCCCCGGAATAGGTGTCTACATAAATTGTTCCAGTTCCACTTGTGGAATTTGGAATGATGTTGGCAAAATCAAGAGGAATAGTCCACGTTGTAGATGTATCTACATTACTTGCGATTGTCCCTTGCTTATTGCCCCAAGCATAGCGTACTGTATGCTTAAAGCTAGAACTTTGACGATTTATATTGATAGTGACTGCACTACCGATGACGCCAGAACTAACACTTACAGAACTAGACCTTGGAATAGTAGTCAACGTGAATGAGTTACCACCAATGGTCAGATTACCTGGAGACCAACCACCACTACCTGAGAAATTAGCCATCAAGCCAAATGTCTTAGTACCGTCTGCATTGTGCCCCACAGTTACGGTTTGGTCAATTAGCCACACTGTCTGGTTGTACGATAATACAGACGGACTACCTGACCAATTTAATCTTCTACCTCCATCAAAATCCACATAAGCCGAACAATTATACCCAGAGAAAGTCGTTGTTGTATTGAGTAAAGCCAGCCTCACTCTGACTTGACTGCTATTTCCTGAAATACTTTGAGATACCTGGTCAATCCATAGGCGGATACGGTACCCTCTATCATTATTTGACCAAAATTCAGCCATCAAATCCCTCCTACGTATCGAATCACATTCATGTCCAAATTGAGATGGTACTGCTCTTCTCTGAACCGTCCAATTTGTAGCGTCTTCGTAAACACACCATTATCAATCTGCAAAACACCGCCCGAAATGTAGGCAACCTCTTGACCTGCCGAGTAAAAAGAGATTCGATTATCAGAAACTCTTACAGATGATGAGCCATCGTTCTTTCCGATAATAAGTCCCTCTTCCCCTGCTTTCATATAGCTATCAAGAAAGGACCACCGCTGCGCCATATCGCCTAAGTTAACATCAATAGAAGCTACTCTCTGGGTTAGTGTTAATAGATTTTGTTCAGATAGAGTTTTATCTGCCGCATTATCTTTGACAAACTGTTGAAACTCCGCAAACCACTGACTAACCGTATCCATACTAGCCTTAGCCTCCAATTCAGCCTGAATAATACCAGCCTTTTCACTAAGAGCATTCAGCTGTTCCTGCGTTAAAGTGTTATCCGCCTTACTTTCTATTTTTTGATTGATTTCTTCCAGTTGTTGCGTATTTATTTTTCCGTCGTCACCTTTGAATTTCGCCCAAACATAATCTGTGTGACTTGGTGGGCGGACTCCGTTTGTAACCGTGGCTTGTCCAATATATGCGCTACCTTCAACTGGCAGTGTCGTCATATCTCGTCCGTCAGCATGAGCAGAGTAAGCATAATAAGTGTACGAACTCAGACCGTTCTCGCCGTCTGATGTATCAATAAAGGTAATCTGCTCGGTCGCTACTTCCTTGTTGCCAATCCAGGCAGACACCTCCAAAACCATCTTTTGGTTAAATTCCGAGGCCTTGACAATGAAACGCGAACTTGTAGTCCTAAACTCTCCATTCACTGACCAACGCCAACCACTGTTGATAACTCTATTCCCTTTTAACAAAGTAGGGGTTACTACAGACTGCCCTTGTCCATTCTTGAACACTGTTCCATTATCCGTAGAAATCCTAATGATATACGGCTTAGCATCTTCTATCATCTGATCCAATCGTTGTTGGATACCGCCTGACAACCGATTTTCAAGGGCTTTAGCGTTTGAGAAAGTAGTCTTGTTATTCGCGGGATTGGTAAAGCTGATAGCTTGTTCTGATACCCGCATTTCGAGCAATAGCGTAGGACTAAAACCGTCATCATGAACTTGCACTGTATCCCCTATATCCAAATCCGCAAAGCCCTCTGCTTCATAGGTTACGGCAGGATAGCAGTTCTTTTTTAATTCACGATAGGCTGTAGAACGAATAATCTCCGGATTGGCACTCTCTACCTGCATGTCCTTTCTGATCCATTGATCGCCCGTTGTACTACTAGTAAAAGCCGCTGGATACATCTGCATAGAAAGAGGAGCAAAGAGCCCCTCTCCTGACTGATAAAATTCACGTTCTCCCTTTGGATTCTTGACTGACCATGGACCAAGATTTGAGATAGTGACTGTGTTCCCTTGGTCATCTCGTCCCGTCGGTCGAACCATGTTGTAAACATTCGTCTTATCTACTGTTCTGGTCAAGGTTTTTAAATTCTTGCCATATTTCAAAATTGTAGAACTAACACGGCCTACACCTTGATGATTATAGTCGTTTTCATGGTAAACATTGACCACAAATGACTTGATAGAGCTGTCAGCGTTGAGGTGTGTATCAAATTCAATTTCTGCCCCAAACTTTTTAGCTAGGCTAAGCAATCGGTTTAACTTGGTGTCTGTCCCCTCCCATTCAGCAGAGATTTTTTTGGTAGAAATCTCATTCATACCGATTTTCAAAAACGAAAAACTGAGCAAGCCCATAGCGTCGCAGAACTCTTTGAAAGTCATTGCTTTAGGTGATTTGTATGGATTGGCATACTCATTGATAAGCTCAAGGTTTAGATTGATACCGTAGCACTTGATGACCTGCTCGTTCTCCTCAATTTTTCGTATAGTATGTAAGTAGGTCTTGCCCTTATACTGAAAGGACACAAATGCTTTCTCATTCAGATGATTATAGGCTCTTTTGCGCCCTATATCTGAAATAATGGCTTTTTTAAAGACTGTGAAATCAAAGGTGCTTGAACCTGTTTCAAGGTATCTTGTCCAGGTATCGTTAAAATAATTCAACGTAGCCTGTTTATCATTATCAATAAAAGCAACTTTTCTCAAGTTTGTATCATGAATTGTCAACAACATACGCTATAAATACCTTTCTTCAAACTCTACCTTAACTGTTGGCTTTGTTCTGACCCAACTTGAGGGATAGACCTCAAGTGTGGACTTTCCAGGGGGAATAGTCAGGAACGTTGAGCCATGGACCATATCCACAATACGCCCTAGTCCATCAACCGTGACAGTGTCATTTTCACTGTTTAAGACTACGTTTGAACCGACAGGATAGCGGTTAGGAATATCTCTAGTAACTGGTACAAAATCCTTTCGGTACATGATGCTATCCAGGTACATGCGGGTTACTAACGGTTTATTACCAAGGGCTCCAAATGCCACATGGACTTTGGTGGACTTTCTACCCTTGATTTCAGGTATAGTGAACCTGTTATAAGACCCCCACCAGTATACAGTCACCTTGTCATCATTACGTTTGAGGTCTGACCAACCCCTAGGCTCATTAAATGGGTTATGGTGGTCTAAGTGAGTTCCTATAAAAGTCCACTGTTTAAGCATGTTATAGCCACCCTTACCGTTAGCAGCCATAAAGTTATACTCACAACCTAATCCATTGTAGCGTTTGTAAGTTTCGACCCCATACAGAAACCGTCCCTGTTCATCAGAGACAGTTAACTTAATAAAGCCGTATTGATTAGCAGCACCAAGCCAGAAAACCTGACGCCACCAAATATAATCATTTAGCGACCCCTTGGCTCCTGAGCTATCCGCTGGGATGTTCCAAGTCAAGCTCCCTGCATTGTTTCCTGTCGTGCCTCCTGCATTTTGTAAGAATAAGTGCTTGCGCCCCGACCAGTCTACACTTCCCACGGTTCCTCTCAAGCTCTGTGATGTGTCGTTTAGGATAGCCGCGTTCGGTGTGGCTGCGCTCAGTCCGGTTGTAATTCGATTGTCACGATAATCAAAGAGAGTTTCTGAGCGTCTAATTACCTCTTTATCAGCTTCTTCACGATCTCCAATCTCCAGAACTCCGCTGGTGTTAACCAAGCCTAAATAGCCATTTTCGGCATTATGCTTGACGGTGACTATAGGAAAGGCTGGCACATTGCCATCGTTGATAAGACTGAAGACAATCTTGTCAGACTGTACCGTACCATTGTCAAACTTGCGGTAAGTAGTGCTGTGCGCAACACCGTC